TTTCAGACTCACCTTCACCTTTCTCTTTATTACCTTCTCCGGCATCCTTTTTTGGATCCTCTATAGGTTTTAATTTATCCGCAGGTTTTAAGTCATCCGCCTTTTTTAATTCTGGTTTATCAATTTTTTTATCTGGGATGTCTGATTTTTTAGGTTCAGTAGCTTTTTTAGGAGTAGCTTCCGTCTTAGGTTTTTCTACTGCCTTAGGTTTTTCTACTGCCTTAGGTTTTGCTGCTGCCTTAGGTTTTGCTTTAGCCTTAGGTTTAGCCTTAGGTTTAGCCTTAGGTTTCGCTGGCTTTCCCTTAGCAGCTTCTATAAGTGATAAATATGACTCATTTTCAAGGAGTTCATCGTTAAATTCTTCTAAAGATTCAAGAAGATCTTCAATCTCTGTATCTTCGAAAATTTCTATATCGAAATTGTCGGAAACACTTTCTATAAAACTCTCCATTAGAATAACATCAGACATTCTCTCATATTCTTGAAGAAGTTGATATTCTAATAGAAGTATATTTTTAAGATTTCCCATTCTTTTATTCTATGTTTTTATTTATTTGCTTTTTGGCTCAGGAATCGGTTCTAATTCTCCACCAGCTTTTGCCATCCCTGGAAATTCAACTGAGGATGGAGCTTCACCTTTTAATTTGCCTAATTGTTTCTTTAGATCGTAGAGTTTTTGATATTTTCCTAGTTTTTGTAGTTCAGCATCTAGTTCTTTTTGAGCTAGCTTTTTAACTTTACCTTTTTTGAAAAGGTACTGAACATACATTCCAGTAGCAACTGCTCCAGCAATAGCAGCACCTCCAGCAGCCATAGCCCCTGTTTTAACAATTCCAGTTGCTGTAGCAAAATCAGCTTTGTTATCATAAGAGGAATCTCCTGCAAATGCTGTATATTCATCAATCGATTCAATGTCCTCGGAGAAAGATTCAAATATATGATTTGTAATGGAATTAGGATTTGCTTCAAATGATTCACACATATACCCTACTGAAGTATGATTAAGAAGTAAGAATTTAATTATTTCATTAAAGTCTTCTTGAACTGGACGATAGTTTTGGGATTTGCATAGAATAACAAATTCATTCAATTCTGAACGAAGATCTGAGTACTCGTTTGGATATATTAACTTCATATCTATTATATGCTTTATTTGTTCTATATATCTTTTAGAAAAAATGACAATAAAAAAAGAGCCACTCTTTCGAGTAGCTCTTTAATATGAAGTATAAGGTTAAGATTATACTAGAGAACCAAGTTCTGAAGCCAAGTTAACACCTGAAGTCAAATACATAGTTTCTGGATGGAAACCTGCTTCAACTAAAGCGTAACGAGATTTAACAGCAACCTTAGGAGCCATAGTTCCTTCAGCGATTGTTTGTACTGATTCAGCCATTAAGTAAGGCATGAATACAAGACCTGGAGAGTTACCATCACCTTTACGGCCTACACAGAAACGAGTATCGTTCCAAGCACGGTTTGGATCGTTGTAGATCGCAAGACCTGCAAGTGTTCCAATTGGGTAAAGTGAACCTGCCATTTGGTTAATTGTATTAGCCATTGGTGCAGGGATAAATCCAGCAACATCTTGTAATGCTGAACATACTTGTCCGTTAGTTACTACGAAAGTAGCTGGACCACGACGACCTCTAATAGCGATTAAGTTCGCAATAGCAAGGATCTTAGACATGATCTTTCTTTGACGTGTATGTAAGTTCTCTGAAGCAGAGTTAGCAACCTCAGTCTGATTAACTGTTTGATTTCTCAAAGAAGTTGATTGGATGTAAGCACCGAAGTTAGTTCCAGAAGCACATCCTGTACCAGCGATGATTGCAGTTTGACCTAAGTTCAAGAAGAAGTTAAGACCTTGAGTACGTACAACGAATTCATGGTTTCTTTCTCCTAAGAAGAATAAACGATCTAGGATATTTTTGTTGATTGATTGAGTCAATTCGTTGATAAGTACTGATTCTACTTGAGATACAGCATCTACTCCGAATTGTTTCAAATCTTGAACTTGCTCACGAGTAACAGCAGCAGCAACTTGGAAAGTCTTAGCTTCAACTGATTTGTTGAATAGACTTAAGTTCATTACATTGTCTGTTGTACCTTCACCGTCGGCTCTTGAGTAAGGATCGTTAATATCGAATCCTGTGTAATCATTGTCTTTCAACGCTGTTCCAGAGAATCCAGTAATATGATCTTCTAAAGCTTTAACTAATTCAATAGTTAAACCAGTAGTAGCACCAGTTACACCACTAATACCTGTTACACCAATTGCAGTAGTTGCAACAGTAAGTAAAGTACCACTTGTTAAAGTTCCTCTTACATGGAAGATTGGATAACCATCAATACGAGAAGCTCCAACATAACCTAAAGTAATACCGCTAATAGCAACTGAAGTACCACCAGCAACGAATGCAGGAATAGCAGTTGAACCATAGTTAACTTTAATTAATAAAGGAAGATTATCACCTGTACCAGAAGTTTTACCACCAGCATATACGAAATCCAAGTATGTAAGAACACCCATTGGACCAGGCATAGGAACTACAGGAACTAAATCTAGACCTACAGTTTGAGCAGCAACTTGCATAGCAAGAGGAAGAAGTGTGTGAGCTTTATCACCAGAACCTGCTTGTCCAGTGTAAAAATCAGTTTGTGTTCCAGGATCACCAGGGAAACGGGTTGAACCCATACCATTAACAGCACCTAGAACTGCAGTTGAATTACTTTCGTAAAGTTCATGATAGTGGCAGTATTTAGACATCCACTCAATACGACTACGATCAGTAATACCAACTTCGGACTCCAAAATTGGAGACCATTTAGAGAAAATCTCTTGTTCGTTTAACAAATACATTTTGTTTGTGTTTTTTTGTTGTTTTATTTATTTTTCCTATAGCTTTTGGCATCTTAGCGTTTTCGGAATTTCTTACTATATATCTTATTAGAAATTAGAATTTACGGTGAATTGATATGCTATAAATCCTTCGTCAGAAGTTCGTGTAACATTAAGTACAGAATCATATTCTGCATCGAACATATCATTATCGAAGATTTCTGTTTGCTTAAATTTCCTTTCTAAAAAATCATAAATTGTACCACCCAATTTTGTCTCTTCCTCTGAATTTTCATCTGATTGCATAACTTGAGAGATATCGCCATCGGCGATACCTAATTTTTTAGCAAATTGTTCAGCAGCTGCTTGCATTTCTGAATCACCTTTAGTTCCCCATGCATTTGATAAAACACTTGTTGATACAATTTTTCTATCAGAAAAAGCCTTTTTAGACATATTTCCTTCTGTTATTAAAGATTCATTTAAGAATTCACTGAATGATAGTAATGTTTTCATATATTTTATTTTTTGAATCTTTGACGGAATCCAGCTTTTACAGCATCCAAATAAGTATCTGGAGTTTTGTATTCAGAAGTCTCATTGAGTGGAGCATTTAAGTTTTCGTTTTCGTTAATCAAATCTACTTTAACTTCTCTTAAATCTCTAGTTGCCCAGAAATTATCAATTTGATATTGAGATTCAAGTAATCTTGTAGAAGCTTGAGCTTTAATAGCGTTCTTTTGAGATTCAGTTAAAGTATTCCAAGAAGCTAAGTATCTATTTGGCATTTGAAGTAACCAATCTGCTCTTTTTGTAGGTTGTGTAAAACAGGATTCCCAAATCTTATTAGCATCAGCGGTTCCATAATATCTATTAGTTTGAAAAGCATTAACTATTTTTTCTTGAGTTTCAGAATTAAGAGAATCAAATTCTCTTCTTTTTGTTTCACCTAAGAATTGAAAGAAATGATATTTTTTATCAACTTCCGATTCCTTTTCAGTTTTAGCTGATTCAAGAATAGCATTCAATTGATTTGTAATATCTGATTTGAAATCATCATTGTTATCAACTTCTAAAGACTCGGAAATTTGTACAATTTCTTTTGCTTTTTCTGTGATGATATCAGTTGATTTTTTGATGTCTTCGAATGAAGCACCTTCATTGATTTGTTCAACTACATAACCTAAGTAGTTTGATAGGTTTTCGGTATTTTCTTTTAAGTATTCAGAGTATTTAACAACGGAATCAACTCCTTCAACGATATAATCATTATGAGAAATAACTTTATCTAGTTGTTCGTTGATGTGTGTTTGATATCCCCAACGATTAGAAGTTTCTTCTGAAAGGTAATTAGAGAAATCAATTAAAGACGAAGTTTTTTCACCAAGATATTGTGTATAATTGATGCTTTCGTTTGTTTTCTCAGCAACCATTTTAGTATACTCAATTAGGTGATCCATTGATTCAGCAAGTTGTTCTGAGTAATTGATTCCTACATTAGTTTTTTCTCCAACTAATTCGGCGTAGTTTTTAACTTTCTCGAGATTTTCAATGATATAATCATTATGAGAAACTAATCCATCAACATTTTCGGTAATTCTACCAATATGTTCTTGAATACTATTTACTTTTTTAGCAATTGATTCCGCATATTTAACGAGTCCTTCATTTAAAGATTTGTCATCTTTATTTGATGAAGCTTCCTGAACAGATGTTTTAAGATTTTCAAATTCATTCTTAATTATCTTCGTATACTCATTAAAGTCCTCAACGGAAATGTATTTTTTTGCATCCATTTCGTTTATTTTTTTATTTTCGGGTTCTATGTTATTTTCTTTGTTTTCTGCAATTTTATTAGATGCAAAAGTCCAAAAATCAGGAACTTCAAAAAGTCCTATATTATCATCTTCAGCATCAAAACCATAACTTTCATTTACTCTTTTTAATTCGGCATTTGAAAATCCTGGATTTGCAACTAAGTCATAAGTAAACATTTTTTTTATTTTTACGTGACCGTTGCTTTCAACAACACCAGCAGCTCTACTAGAAATATGAAGAGGAACTCCTGCATCAACAAGGGCTCTAGCATTTTTTCCAGCATCTGTATTTAATAAACGAATACGACCTGTAACTTTTTTAGTAGAAGGATCATAATCAATAGATTCAATTACGTGAGATGCATTTTTAAGAGAAATATCAAAAGATTTTGGATGATCTAATTCACCTAAAAGTTTGTTATTTTCACATTGTTTTTTAAGCTCATTAACGTGAGGGAGAATCTCCTTTTCGTCATATATTCTATTATTGTTGTTCTTAACGCCAATTTCAGTAAATGTTCCCTCTAAGACGTATTTGTCTTCTCCTTCGGAGATAAGGTTCAATTTATTTTCCGATCGTTCAACAATCAGAAGAGTCTTATTGCTCATAGTTTAAGCTTTATTTTTAGGTATATATCTTTAGACTTATTTAGCTTTTTCTCAATGCTAATTAAGCTATAGCTTCTGCTGATTTCTTAGATGCAGCTAATTTATCTTCATCTTCAATTGTTTTCATTTTCTTATTTGTTCGTAGATCTTCTGCGGATAATCCTAAGAATCTTTGAATTAAGAATTCGGATGCAAAGTATTTAATTTCATTCATATTAGCATCCATTTCAACAAGACCATCTTTCATTGCTGTAACAAAATCAAGACGTTTTTGAAGGATTTCTATTTCTTTCATCTCTTCAAAAATGTTATATTTATGGAATTTTATACCGATTTGTGCTTTAAATGCATCATCATCTTTTAATTCTGGAAAGTCAAGACACATCTGAATCCAAAGAGGTTTAACAAGAATTTCTTGAAATACGGATCTAATACGAGTAACAAAACGACCAAATTTAATTTCGTCTCTTGTCATACCTTCAGCATTCATCTCCCAAGAAGGCGGTGATTCCATATCAAAACGAGAAAGAGGAATTTTAGATACTTTAATTAGTTTTTCACGAAAGTATTTAAGAGCTTCTGTATCAGAAAGATCAGGTCCGTCATTACCAATAGTTTCAATTGTTGGTTCTCCAGCTTCACCAGATGGTAACCAATACTCTTTATTAAATGGCATCATTGCTTTACCATTAACTTTTAGCTCTCCTGATTCTGTATCAAAATCGATATTTTCTCGGTAGTTTTGCATCAAAACACCTAGAGATTGACGAGCTCTTGTTTTAGATTTACCACCAACAGGAATAACGAATTTTGTTTTGAATGAAGCATTTACAGTAGCCCAAATTACTCGGGAATGTTCCATAATTCTTAGTAAGTTAAATGATCTTACTAAACGTTCTACATAAGAAACACGATTTGCTGTGTTAACATTTGCATATGATATGTATATGACTTGTGAATCATATAGCTTTCTTTCTTTTTGTACTTGACCTTTGAATTGAGTCCAAATTTTCTTTCCTTCTTTATCAAGTCCTGGAGTTAAATTGATTGGATCTATTTCTTTGAAACCAATAATTCTAGTTTGTTCCTTATTGTAAATAATTTCAAAAGAGACAAATCCATCAACTAACCATTTTCTAAAATATGACCAAGCAGCGATATCATTATTGAATCCAAAGTATTGATAAATTCTTTTGAAGTTAGTTTCTAATGCGATTCTAACAGCTTCAATAGTTCCAGGTTCTAATGTTTCGTCATCAAAAGCTACAGGAATACAAAAGTAATTTTTATCATCATATACAATAGCTTCATCACAAATAGTATCTAGAATTTCTTCGATTTCATCTTGTACAGCGAATTTACGAAGATCTTCTCTCTTTTTTGGATATGATTTATCGAATATAGAAATTGATTTTCTTAAATTAATATCTGTCATTGAAAGATTAGCAAATAAAGCATAATCATCATATTCTCCACCGGTAGCATTCCGTGGATCCATTTTCCAACCATACAAATCTTCATTAACACCAATAGATTTAGAGTTACGAAGAACCATATCGTCATACATCATCCCGAAAGATGATAGAGATTTTAAAGCTTTAGAAACGATATTTCTTGCTGAGGCACTTTGTCTCTGTGCATAAACATCATCTCTATTTACAAAACCTGACATATTTTTCTTTTTAATTATTGTATATATTCAATCTTAAACTATCACATATTTTATGTTAATTACTCATTCGAGTTTCTTATTTAAGGAACTTAAAACGATTCTTCTTTTGGGATTCTTCAGTCTTCTTTAACATAGCTCCTTTATTTGTTCTACATCTTAAAACATAATCTTCATAATTTTTATAGATGTCAAATAACTTACCGTCTCCTTTTATTTCAGGGAAGATTTGTGGAATGTCTAGCTTACTCATTTTATCCCAATGTTCGTAAGCTATAACATATGCTGGTGATTGAATTTGCTTAGGAAGGTAATTTCTTATTGCCCAAGAAAGACCGAATTGATCAAGACTAAGTTTTAATCGATAAACATCGAGTGGTATATTGACTTGTTCAACAGCGTCTCCTGCTTTTTTCTTAATTGATTCTTTCATTGGTTTATCATACATCTTTTTAATTTCATCCATGATATATTTTCTTGCCTTCGGTGGATACCAACTAAGATTCAATCCAACATTCATTTCTCCTTGAGCAGCTGGCATTTTTCCTAGTGATAAAACTATGGGGTGTTCATCCCAAAATGAATATTTGTCTTTGTGAAATGGTTTATATTTGAAAATGTAAATTTTTCCTGGAATAAAGAAAGGATCTTTGCTTTTAGCAACATCTTTTGCTTTACTATCTTTCATTTTCTTAAGTAACCAAGCATAAACATCTTTAGGCTTAGCATCCGGTCCTAAATCTTCTTCTTTACTCTCTTCTTCTTTTCCACCTGCTTCTATATTAAGAATCTGTAGTAGATAAGAAAAGAATTCAATTATACTTTTCATATACTTTTGAAAAAATCTTCTGTTACCAACATAAATTTCCAACCTCGAGAAGAAGCATACTGTTCAGCTGCAGATTTCTTACACATATTCTTCACATATTCAGTGAATAACCATTTGTAAGATTCAACTGATTTTACAGTTTTTCTCTTAGGAGGTGCTGGTTTTTGTAGTTGCATTTTTGGTTTTACTTCTACAATAAAAGTCTGTCCGTCTTCTAAATGAACTATAAAATCAGGATAGTATTTGTGGTATTTGTTATCTAAGGGACTAAAATAAGGAATACAGAAAGATTCCGAAGACCATTTTTTGATCTCCGGATTTCTTTCACAATATAAACAAAATTTTCTCTCCCATGAAGATCGATAAATTATGGGTCCTATTCCTTGATATTTTTTACATTCATTCAAAGGAAAATAGCCTTGAACAAACCCTGACTTCTTCGAAGGTTTATTACTTTTTATCGACATAAATAGTTATTATGCTGCTACTTGAGAAATTCCACCAGCTGCAATAATTTTAGTGATTGCATCATCGGAAAAAGACATAGGCTCAGCATTATGATCAGCTTCATTAAAGATATGGTAACCATCAGTATATCCTGAATATATCATATCTGTGTTAGTTTTACCATCTAAAGTAATAGTAAATTCTTTACCTGGAAGTAAATCATCAATAGATTTAACAGCTGGTAAAGTTGGGTCAGTATCCTTTTGTTTTGCTGGATCATAACCATTTGCATCGTTAGCAGCTTCGTTTACGAATTGCTCGAATGTAGGAATGTAATTCTTCATTTTATTTGTTTTTGTTTTTATTATTTATCTTTGTTTATTGAAAGAATGTAGATCCACCAGATGAAGCATCTGTAGTATCTCTACCTCCACCAACCATATAATTGGAATCTGAAGAAGTTGCAGTATAAGTTCCTGTTCCAACAGTTCTACTTGGATCTGAAACTACATCTTCTTCAACTTTGTTTCCTTGATCGTCAGTAAGAGGTTTATCTCTTAATATCTTATTTATTTCTACAAAGAAAGGAATTTCTTCAGGTGTTAATTTCGATTTAACATATTTCGAAATTTCTCTCATCAACCTATTTCTTTCTTTATTAGTTGCATCAGCTTTAGCTTTCTCTCTTTTACCCTTAACATAAAGAGTATCTTGGTAAGGATATTTTTCCAGTTCTTGCATCATACTAGTAAGATCACTATCACCATTAAATTTATTAGCGATTCCATGAGCTTGATCTTTTAGCTCAGCGAATTTTTTATCTTGTTTAATCTTTTCTATTTTATTAGCTATTGAATTTCTCCAATTAGAAAAAAGAACACCGGCAAGTAAAACTCCACCTCCTGCAAAAGCTAATCCTACTTTAATTAAATCAGCAGCAATAATACCTTTTGTTACCTCCCACCAAGTCATATCTGCTTCATTTAAGATTTCATCCGAAGTAAGTTCATATGATTCTACAATTCTTACAACACCTTTATGATCTCTATATTGAACCTTTCCATTAACTGATTCTTTAGAAACGATGATACCAGAGTAACCATCGAAAGATTTAACTGAGTTTCCTACTTTAAGTTCTTGTCCATCAAATGAATATGACGGCCAATTCTCAAATAGATATTGTTCGTAAGTTTGTAAGTTTTTCATTTTATTCTTCTTTAGCTTCCGCTTCTTTTTTTTCAGGTTTTTCTTCTCCACCTTTTGCTGGTAGAGCTTCTTTCTTAGCATCCGGATCAACACCAGCAAGATCATCTTTAATCTTCTCGGCCTTATCCTTAACTTCTTCCATGTCTTTTGAACTCATTTCATCATCTAAAGAGAAATCATCAGGTGTTGAATTAGTGAATATGATATTTCTAGCATAATCAAAAACCATAAGAACCTTATCGTCTTTATCTTTTACTTCATAAGTTTTAGCAAAAGCATCTTTTTCAATTTTAAGACCTTCTTTTTTCTCATTCTGATCTCTCCAAGCTGACCACCAAGTCGGTGTCATTGAATATCTTCTATGTAGAGCTGATGTGTCGTGAGCTTCATCCACTAATTCTGTAATAACAGATTCATTTCTAACTATCGATTCACTTTTAAGGAAATCAAAAACGTGAGATAAATTTTCTTTAGCAACTGTTACATGATCATTTGCCCAATCATGTCCATTGTTTAACATACTATCTATTTTTTCTTGATTCATTTCGAGAATCATTTTAGATAGATCTTGAATCCTTTTTAAGTTAGAGAAGAACATATAATTAGAAGGTTTTTCTTCGTCATCATCTTCTTTAACTGCTGTAGGATTATAAGTGAATCCACCAGGGTTATCGACTGAAGTAATTCCCATTTGAGCATTACCATTTTCAAATAACCAATCTTTGTAATTTTTTAATTTCATAACTTAAATTGAGTAAATTCCTTCAGATTCCGATGAGGATTTTTTATCTAAAGAAACTGTACCTTTATATTTTCCTGGATGTAATTTATGCCATCCTTTTGCATATCCATTTTTTGCAATTTGTGTATAAAAAGCAAAAGCATTGGTTGTCTTTTCTGGTTTGAATCGATCCCAATACTTAAATAGATCTAGCATTGCAAATCCTATACAATCTTCTCGATCCATTGGATCTGTGTATCGTAATTTTTGATTAGCTCTTTCTGCTATAAGTATTAACATTGCTTGTGCCTTTGGTGTTAGTTTTTTTTGTTCTAACGAAACACATATTTCTTCATATAACTCTTTCGGTTTAATATATCCGCTCATTTATTCATTTTTCTCTTTTTATGCCATTTATTCCAAAATGGATTAAAGTTTAACGGTAATGTATTTTTTAAGAATCTCTGCTTTATTACCATCAGGTAGAATACAAGTTATCTTTTCGTCGTCACCTCTTCGAGTATAATCTAATGCATCTAATTTAATTACATCTCCAATTTTTAATGTATCGAAAGGTGTATTAAGAGTTCCTGTTACAAATTTCCCAGCATCTCCATCTTCATTCATACTTTCATTCCAAGATTTTACGTATTCAAGATCTTTAAGAGGCAGTTCAGTAGTTGAACCGTCCCAATTATGAATCTCGACATTAGATCCTTTGATTGATAGTATCTTACCACCTGTAAAATCCTTATCTTTTTTGTACCTAACAAAAGTACCAACTTCTATTTTTTCAGCTTCGTTAACTTCGACTGATTCATTAGTTGCTAGAACTTTAGCAAATGATTTTGCATCAGTTACTTCTTCACCAAAAAGTTCGATTGTTTCGTCATCTAAATTGATGTAAATTTCCGATCCGTGATGTTTCATATCAAGGATAATTGTGCTATAATTTTTACCAATAGCAGTTCCATTAGAAATATATTTTCCAGCCTTTTCTGCCCATCCAGCAGCTTTCTTAACAAGAGCTGTAGCATAAGGTCCTTTACGTTTAGCAAATTCCATAACATTAGAAGGAACTCTAGCAGCTTCATTAACAGATTCTTGAATTTGTTTAACCGAAGTTACCTTTTTACCTTGTTGTTCAGGATCCGTGTCGGATGAATAATAAAGTAGATTATTATCTATAAGACGTTGGTAAATTTCATCTTTAACATCGTCCCAATTGATTCCTTCGAAATCATCGGCTTGATTAAAAGTATCATAAACATAAGAAGGATCGATCCAACCATATCCAGTTTTAACATTTCTAATTAAAGACGAAACTCCCATTTCGAATTGTTTTACTGCTCCTTCATTAATAGATTCATTAACAAATTCACTAAAATTAAGTAGTTTTTTCATATTTTATAAAAAGAGAGAGCCGAAACTCTCTCAATTAAATTATTTTACATGCACTCAGCAATTTCCTTGGTTTTGTGAGCAGCTTCGAAACCTTTAATATCGTATGTAATAGGCTCTTTTCCACCCTTGTCGTTATTGAAGATATGTTTACCATCAGTTTCACCTTGGTAAACCCAACCACCTTCACCTTTGATCTTGTATTCCTTTCCGGGTGTACAATTTTCGTTGATAACAATATCTTTACTTGTGATTTTAGCAAGTTCGTTATTTTGTAGTTGAATTTGAGATTCAAGAAGTTCTTTTGCTTTAACGATTTGTGTTGAATTTTCAACACCATTAATTTTAGCAACCCTTTCAAGATCACCTAAAGATTCCATAAGGAATTTAATACGACTTTGAACTTTATCTAGCTCTTTTTCTCTCATGATTCTTTCTGAATTTTCAGTTTCAAGAAGATGCGTAAGTGAATTAGAAATGTCGTAGTTCATAAAGTCTTTAACTATAGAAACTGCATCTTCAGCAGATTCAGCAAGAACGAATGAATTTTCTTTCATTCCTTTATTTATTTTTTGAATATAGATATTTTCGTTAAGATTGAAAACATTTACAGAAACACCTTCGAATAAAGAAGAATTAACTCTATAACCGAAATCAAGTTCTTTAATGTTATTACCTTCAGAAATAGTATGCATAATTTGAGCAGCTTTATCCTTTTCAGTATATTTTAAGAATCCAGAAGCTAACATAAATGATTCAACGTTAGTAGATTCAACAACTTTATTATTAATTATAACTTTCGGAGATTCACCATTGAAATCAACATCAACAATTGAACTTGGATTTGGATATAAACGAATAACACCATTTCCAAATTTAGCAGATTCTGTAATAGAAACTAAAGATTTGAAGTTTTCAGAAACCTGACCATCAAATTCAGATATTGTAGATCCATCAGTTTCAAGAACTTTACCATTTGTATAGAAAGTATAAGTTCCCTTTTCCTCAAGAAATTCAATAGGTGAATAAATTTTAGAAACTTTGAAATTAGGATTTTGACCATTAACAGATCCTTTTAATTTTGAACAGTATTCATAAAGTTTCTTAACAAGTGGAATCCATTTTTGATCTTCCATTGTTTCTGTAATAGCATAAATAGGATTTTCTGATTTAGAAGCTTCAGATAATCCGATGATAGCTTTCTTATAATAACCTACATTTTTATCTACTTCTAGATCAAAAATAACTCTTTCAATTAAGATATTAAGTTCATTTCTTTTTAAGAAATCTTGAGTTTCTGTAATGAAAGTTCCTACAGGTTTCATCCAAGAATAAGCTCCTAGTTCTTTACAAGATTTTTCAAGAATAGCTACTCTTTGTAGTAAAAATTGATCAGCTACTGTTGTTCTTTTTTCATTCATCATTGAAGCTGTAATAAGGTGTCTAACTTTATTTTGTTCAACTCCAATTCCTTTTAGTTCGTCTTGAACATCGATTGCTGTTGAAGTTCCTTCAGCAATTTCTAAAGAACATAGTTCTCCATATTGTCTTTCTATAATCATCTTAGAAGTATTAGTTCTATCTAGACTTTTTAGAAGTGTATTGAATTTCTCTTTGAGAATTCCAGATTCTAAACTTTTTTTGAATTGTGACATTTTTATATTTCTATTTTTGTTTTTTACTTAGCAGCACCAAATCCGGTTAGACTTGGATATCTTTTAAGAACTGCTTTAATGATCAGTTCTTTTTTGTTAGCATATTGAGGCCATGTAGCCCAAACTAATGCTGTTTTTGCATGTGATTCATCGTGAATCGGCCATGCTCTATCTTCAGGGAAAACGAAATCTTTCGGTTTTAATTTATCTCTTTGTGCTTGAGATAATTTCTCGTTAACAGAATGATATTCAAAGATTCCACTTATAAATTCTGTACTTTCTTCAGAAAGATCAAATTCGAAAGTTTCTGAAAGAATTTTCTTAATTTTGTCTAGCTTCTCAGCATCTTTTAATGCAGATTGAAGAGCAGCTATTTTAGAAGATTCTTGATCATCTTTATCTTTAGAATCACCCTCCTCTTCTTTGTCTTTCATTGAATCTTCATCACCTTTTTTCAATTTATCAAGTGCTTTATCGATTTCTGGATCCACTTTTGCTTTAGCAGGATCAATACCTTTAGCTAAATCAGAAGTATCAGCTTTAACTAGTTTCTCTATCTCGTTATCTTCATCGTCTTCGTAAATACCGGCCTCTAACAAATCAAAATCAATTTGTTCATTAAGGAAGATTTTAGCGATCACTGTTCGCTTTCTTTCTTCATCAACACCTAATGTTGTTAGATATGTGTATATCTGTTGTGCTGATTTTCCTTCAGATGCCAATTTACTAACGATTGGGAAAAGAGATCCTTGTCCATAATAAGAGTATTGTCCTATGAGATTCTCATTAACAAACTCATCGTAAGATTTTATTGCCATATTTCATTCTTATTTTATCTATATATCTAACTATATGCTATGGTTGTGCATCAGGATCAACATTAGCGGTTCCTCCTTCTGGTGGAAGAATTGTTCTTGGTGATATAGGCCATGATGGTATATTAGGTCCATTTCCAAAAGATTCCGGCGGTTCTGGTGGAATTGGTGGATCGGATGCAGGATTATTTCCATATTGATTATTTCCTGGAATAGGAGGGGGTGTAACAGTTCCTCCAGGAAGGATTGGGGAAATTGTTTGATTAGGAAGACCTACTTGATTATCGGCATTAGCTTCATTTGCTCCTGGACCAGCAGCACTACCAGCACCAAAGGATCCAGCAAAATTAAGATTTGTTTGGAATCCTGACATATTAGTTCCAGCAAAGATTGTAGTTCCTTCTTTGAATACAGGAATATAAGCTTTTATTTGTAAAGCAAAAGATGTAGTAAATTCTCTTTTATCTGTGAATGAGAATTCAAGAGTTCTTTCATTTGTATAATCATCAGGAAACAAAATCAAACAAGGAATTCTTGTATAAGCTACATCTACTTGATATGATTTGTTCTTAAAGAAAGTTTTGATTATAGCTTCAGTACATTTTAATTGATCGACTATAGAATCTGTATAAACTTTACAATCAGCATTAAGGATAATAGGAACCCAAAAACATTCCGTGCTATATGTGTTTAATGTTCCGTCTTGTTCTTGAACTTGATGGTTCATTCTAACATATTTATTTACAATTGCTTGTGCTTCAACTGTTATTCCAGTTAGATCAACTATTCCTCTAGGAATAGAATTATAAAAAGCTTCAGCCTTTAAATTATCAGGGTCGAAATCGATATTATTTAAGAAGTTGTCTTGTAGATAACGTTCTGTTCCTGTAGTCGAAAAGTAAAAAGGAACTTTTATTTGTCGTCTATCTTTTATATCATTTCCTACTTGATTATACCAATATATCGTTTCGTGTAATGTAGCTAAAAGACCGATTAAGATATTTCTTATAGTTACGTCGTCTTTGTTAAAATGTAAATCGTATACCGACATTTATTCTTCTTATTTTCTCTCTATATATCCACTTTTAAGAAATAGTTTCTATAGATAGTTTTGAGAAGCCACCTTCTCGGTAAGCTTCTACTTTTTTATCAAATAACTCCATAGGTAGTTCTGTGTGATTGATTACCCATGTGTTAAGATTGTTTTCTTTTGATACTTCTGAAAGAATTTTTATAATCTCGTATATTCCAGCTGAATCGACCGAAGAGAAGATTTCATCTAAGAAAAGTAAATTAAGAGAAGGATATCGAATCTTTAAGATCTTTAGCATTGCAATAATGATAATGAAATCTGCTTTCTTTCTTTCCCCAGTTGACATACTTTTTGGATTGATTTCTTCACCAAGAGCATTAATTATACAATTGAATTTATCATCAAATTTAATCGAATATGGAAGGTGTATTTGTGCAGCCATATTATGAATCGATTGATTTAATGAAGGAAGGATTGTTTTCATTGCAAGATTCTTAACACCATCATCACCTAAAATAGATTCAACAATTTCTAAGAATGTATCTTCTTGAACTTTCTTAATATGATTTGTTTTACGTTCTTTAGCTTTATTTGAATTTTCATTTACTAGTTCTTGTAAATAATTTTCATCGACCTCTTTAGTTTCCTTTACTAACCTTTCTGCTTCGTTTTTATATTGATTTATCATCAAATTTATTCTTATAACAGAAGATTGAATTTCTTGAATTTTATTAGATATTTCTTTTGTTTTTGTACTTACAGATCTAACAGATTCGTCTAGAGTATATTTTTTATCTTCTTTCAATTGAAGATTTTCTTCTAAATTTTCTTTGATAGATTTATGATGTTCTGTATGTAGATCTGATCCACAAGTAGGACATTGATTATTTGAATAAAGATTCATTTTTGTTTTATCATTCTTTATTTCGAAAGTTATTTCAGAAAGTTCTTTTTGTTCTTCATTTAGAGAAGTTAACATATTAGATTCTTTCTCTTTTATTTTTGAAACAAGATCTTCTAGTTTCTTCTTTTCACCTATAAGACCTATTATTTTCTCTTTGTATTCAGAAGCTAATTTAATGTTATCTTCTGCTTTAGATTTTTCTAAAGATTCTATTTTTTCATTAATCGAAGCAATCGATTCCTCGATGATATTTAGCTCGTCATTTATTGTTTTGATTTGCTCTTTAATTTCTCTTCTTTCCGATCTTATAGAATCCCTCATTGTATTAATTAAAGTGAATCCAAAAAGTCGATCGACGATATTTCTTTTATCACCAACTGACATTGTAAGGAATGATCTAAAATCATTAATTGATAAAACGATGATATTCTTGAATACTTGATATGGTATATCGAATAACTCATATTCGAGATAATCTTGTACATTAGAAGTACCTGAGGTATCATAAGGTACACCGTCTATGTCCACTTCGAAAAGACCAGGTGAAACTCCCCTAGTTATTGTTATTTTCTTTCCTTTTGAAATAACAACAATACGACACCAAAGATTCTTATTGATTCTATTAGGTAGATCACCTTTCTTTTTATTCTCTAGTTTTCCATATAGAGAAAATGTAATTACTTCGGATATTGTACTTTTTCCATTTCCGTTACCACCAAGAAGAAGATACAAATCTCCACCGTTTCCTAAATCAATTCTTTGTGGAACATTTCCATAGGAATTAAAATTTTTCCATTCAACTGATTCTATTCTCATTATTTTTCGTGTTTAATAGTTTCTTGATATATCGAATTGATTTTCGACATAATTTTATCCTTTGTTTCACTTTCAATTGTTTTAACTGAAGTAATATATTTCTCACAAAGACTTATGATATTGAAAGTTCCTTCATCTGAAAGACTACCTTCATCTACATCATCATAAAGATCCGCTTCATAAGGAATGACTTCGAGTTTCTTCGTTATTTCTGATAGGATATCGATAATTGGATTGATCTGATATCTCATAAGATAAGCTGAAGGAACATAAAGATCGACTCGATTATTTTGACATTCGGCCTTAAGATCTTCAACTGTTTTATCGATATATTTGTTCAAATAAACTCTTACGAATTTAGGTGAATATGTATTTTCTCTAAATTCGAGATTATCTGTTTCAAAATCAAGAAGATAAAACCCTTTTGTATTCATAGCATCTGATCTTGTCATTTGGTAAGGATTACCGATCATAGTAACATTTCCTTTTTGTTGTCCCCAATGAATATGCCCTGCAAAAACACGTCGTATGTCGGAAAGTTCTGTAACAGAAAGTCCTTCATCAACTTCACGATAATTGTCAAAATGTAGAGATCTGATATTAGTATGACAGAAGAGATAATCGATTCTATCTGAACTAAAATCTGCTATACATTTTCTTTCTTCTTCGTCGTTAGTTCTCCATGGCATAAATAGAATTCTATTACTGCTTATTTCTGCAATCACTGGTTCTTTTAAGATATTAACTCTTGGAATGTATTTCAAACAATCAAGAGAAGAAACATCATTAGATGTTTTTCTCATTACGTCATGATTTCCAGCAATAACATAAATTCCATCTATAAAGATTTCGGATAGCTTTTCGAAAAGAGTTATTCCTTTATGTAGAACAAGTAAATTAACAGATTGTCTATTATCAAATACATCGCCGTTGTGAATAAGAATATCCCCTGGTTTATATTCGGCCTTTACTCTAGGAATGAAATCATTATCGAACCAATCCATCATTTCATCTAACCATTCGACCGAATTAGACCTAGCGCCAAAATGTGTGTCGGAAATTATAAAAGCTCGTTTAGCATCTATTTTCATTAGAATAAAGATTTGTGATTCTTAAGATATCCTCTTCTTTTTAATTCAGTTATAAGTTCGGTCTTAAAAGTATTAGATAAAGATTCATAGAATTTATCTGGAGAAATATCATAAATGCTCGTAACAATAGAAAAAACTTCTATTTTCGGAACTTGTGTAAGTTTCTCGGTTATACATCGATAAATTTCATTTATTTCGCTTTTGTTTATCTTCGGAAATCCTCCTGTAGGAAGGGCCGAATTAAGAGTATTTAATCTATGATTTGATTTAATAAATTCTGTTACGTCAGCATAAAACATTGATTCATCTATTTTTTCATCGAAAGTTTTTTCAACGAAATTAGCATCGATCGAGAATTTTTCAGTTGTATCGAGTTCTGTATTTTCGAAATCATTGTCGAAGATTTTGTCCCTAAATAAGGGTGCGTCGTTTTCTTCTTCTGGGTTATTAACCTCTAAATTTTCATTTTCCATTTTAGTTTGATGTATTTATTACGGTTTCTGTTTCTATTAACCGCATATATTTGTAGTCTATTTTATATAGACATCTACTACTTTTACCTGATCCATTTCTAATTTTTAGTAGCTTCAAAAAGTATTCATTGTTTACTAACATTGTACTATCTTGAATGATACCATAGATAACATCGGCTGTGTGTGATAGACCAGCTGATTCTGCGATATGACCCATATTTAATTCTGTAGAATCATATCCACCTCGATTAATTTGAGTTGCAGTAATTATAATCCATTCGTTTCGAACCGCCATAGCACGTAAGTCTTCAGCGATTTGTTTGATTTTCATGTAGGTGTTTTCACTATTAGGATTTCTACAATTTGAAAGGATGTTAATGTAATCAATGATAATTGCTTTTAGCTTAACACCTTTAGTTGATTCTAATTCTTTTAGATATCCTTCGATATCAGGAACAGTTGCTTGAGATGTTGGATATTCTTTAACGAAAAGATTTCCTGGAGGAATAACACCACCTCGAAGATTAGCTAATTTAGATTTAATTTGATCTGGATTTTTAGCATATTTTTCATAATCTGAGATTGGTATATTAAGAAGATTAGATCCTATACGATAAGTGAAATCTATTTCTGCCATTTCTGCAGTAATGACAGCGACATCATATCCTGCTTTTACGTAATTTACAGCATCATTTGCTAACCAAATTGATTTACCGATGTTTTGTTCACCTGCATAAACAATAAGAGATTTTGTTCTATAACCACCTGTAAAATGATCAATCCAATTATGACCTGTTGTGATTTTAGAATTTGCTTCTGGTATATGTGATTCCACGTCGAAGAAATCACGACCTAAAGATTCATTGAATGTAAGATTATTTCTTTCGTTAATTAGATTTTTAACCTTATTAACGATTTCCATTACGTTATTAGGCGTTACCTTAACAGTCTTAACGAATTCTAATGTATCGATAAGAGATTTATCTAGATTTTTCCAAAGGATCCAAGATTCAGAAGTTTCCTTTACCCATTTTTCATCATATGAATCAATAGGTTCATCGAATATGATATCGATAATTTTTTCTGAAAGTTGACTCGAGAATTTTTCTTGTTTAGCTATTGCTTTTAATTGTTCCTTTGTAGGAACAGTACTAAATCGATCATTGAATGTTTTATCGATAGTAAATAAAGTTCCTATTTCATCGCTTTCGAAGAAATCTTGAGAAACAGATCTGAGGTAATTTGGATTGTTTCTAACGTATAGATAGAAGATTTTTTCGAAGTCTGAAGATCCGATCATAATTAAATTGTTTATAAAAATTATATGAATTCCTGAGTTAAGGTTTACATAAGCTCATAGTAGTTGGTAAACTTAGTAGCTTTGTTTAGTTTGATTCTTCCGGATTCCTCAAGAGATTTGAGGAGTCTAATTGCTGACTCCTCATCTCCATCAAGTTTTTCTTTTAGAACTACATCAGTAAAAACAAGATTACCTGTTTCTGTTATAGCTCGATATGAATGAATAAAATGGTGACCACCTTCATTCCAATACCAATTTTTTATTAGATATTCGAAATCTTCTATTGTCGGATAATTTAATTCATCCTTATAGGTTCCGATGATGTATTTTATTTTGATTTTTTCTTTATCAAACATGGCTTAATCTTCGTCTAAATCAGAAAGGAAATTTTCGATTTCAGGGGTTTCATCAGAATCGATTCCATAAGAGAATTTAGCTTTGATGCATTTTTCATTGATTAATTCGAGTACTTCTTGAGTCCAAACCATATCGGTAAATAGCTCTTGTGCAGAAACTCCTCTTCCTAAGTGTTTAACGATATAATTTCTTGCAGTATCTCTTGGCATAAAGTAAACTGTATCTCCGTCGATTTGAAATGGTCTTGATTTTTCCTTTTCAGCCTCAGTCCATTTATCATAATCTTTTTGTGGATGGATGTTTCCTTTTTGAATACCGCAATTATCCCATGACATATATTCTTCCATTCCAATATAAGGATTCATTCCTCGATCCCAACGAATATGGAATTTAATAGGAATTGGTTTACCAAAACGATTCTTTAAAGTCTTAACAGAAACGATAATTCCTGTTTGTATAGCACCATCTTTAATTTGTGCTTTCGAAAGAGCAAGAATAACCGAAGCCGAATAAACTAATCCTCCACCACCTGAAAGGTTAATTGTAGGGAACATACCTGTTGAAGCATATGTGTGATTAGTAAAGACAAAAGGAATTTGTAATCCTGTTAAATCTGAAGTAATGATACGGAATAAAGATCTAATGGATTTTGCACGAGTCATATCGGCTGCTGTATTACCGCTGATTGCATCATCTATTTCTTTTGTAGTTGCAAGCATTCCTAAAGAATCAAGTGCAATAAAGATCTTAGGAGTCGTAAATCCTTTCTCTTTAGCTTCCATTAACTTTTTAGTCAATGTAGTAATTGAGGTTCTGAATTTTGCTAAATCAGAAACTGGTTGATGATCGAATCTTTCAGGATCCACACCGAATGCTTGAATGTTATCAACATCTACAGCACCTTCAGTATCGTAATAAATTACATAATAACCCATTTTCTGAGCCTGTGCAACCATGTTAAGAAGAAGGAATGTTTTTCCTGTTCCTGAATCACCTGCTAAACAGATTGTTCTATTGTTTGGAATACCACCAAATAAATCTCCACTGAAGACTGCATTTAAGTGATAATTACCTGACGGAATCCATTCAGTAATTTTAGAGAAATCAGACTTACTGATAACGTCCCCAAATGGATTTATTTTTCGTAGCTCCTTTTGAAGCTCACCAATTGAAAATTCTTTTGCCATATTTACTTTTAATTTTTTATATTATATGATTAATTAGATGCTTGATTTTTAATAAGTTAGAATAAACTTACCGTATAAGCTAATGAAGGATTGAGTGGAGGTAATCCTGCTGGAACGATAATTCGATTTAGAGGATCAATAATGGTCGATCTAAATTGTCCTTCTATATCCATTTTAGGAGCGAATTCCATAGGGAATTGACCTGGTTTGTAAGCGAAAACATTACAAAAATCATCGGCTGCATGATACCATTTTACTTTACCACCGGCACCAATAAGTTCATATTTACCTTTCATTCCACTTTGATGTAGTAGGTAATTATGATAACCACCTGCTCGAATATGAATAGGACAACCTGAATTCATTTCGAATGTATCGGTATCATTTAGAATAAATTTACGATAATCGGATATTCCACGAGACATGGAAATCTTTTCGATATTAGAAAGCTTGAATTCTTTCTTTATTTCTTTGATTAGACCTACGAGTTCAGCGTTATCTTTTACTGTTAATTTTTTCTTCGAGAAGATGAATTTTACAATTTCAATAAGTTTTTCTCGACAGAAAGGAGGTGTACTCGATTGAATAATTTCTAATCCTGTAGTTTTGATATAACTTAAAGGTTCATATTCCTTACCATCTTTCCAAATGATATTTTGAACGTATTTTTTCTTTGCTACCCATATAGCATTTTCTGCAATAGTTTCTAATTCGAAATCTAAGTAGTTTTCTGTGTTATTTACTTTTGCGTAATCATCAAGAACTTTCTTAACATAAGCAGCTAATCGGAAATTGTTAAGTGTTAAAACAAAATCTTTTACAGACCCTTGCCAATTAACAGCTTCGATACATTCTTCGAAAATTAAGTAACCTGAATCGGTATCTGTATATTTCCATACCTTTCCTTTAATAGGAGGAACCACTTGATCTTCTTTAACACCTAGAGCTGCTAGTAAAGGTTTATCTCGATGAAAAAATTCTGAGAAGTATTTTTCAATTAATCTTTCAGTGTATTTGATTGCATCTTGACCTTGAAGAGTAACTGTTTCTGCGATTGCTATGTTATAAAAATGAAAGTATTCATTAGCAAAGGCACCATAGATACTGTTAATCGCAAGTTTGATACTTTGTTCGAATGAATAACAATTAAGGGATTCTTTTTTTAGAAGTTCTATATCTTCTTCTGATAGATCTGCTTTGATTAAACCTCGAATATCTTCATCCGTTAAGTTTTCTATATTCATATTATTCCGTTATTGCAAGATTTAATGCGATTGTAGTATTTGTTTCTTGAGAAGTTAAAATTAGCTTGTTTTCACAAACAGAAACGTGATATGTTTCTTTATCTACTCGTTCAAAGAATGATTTGAAAGTTGATTTTTGAATTCCATCGCTGATTTTTTGATTATCATCTATAATGATATCGAATGCATCTGTTTTAATATGAATTCCATCGGATTCACCTGTAATTTTTAGAAGTTCTGATTTATCTAAAGAAATTAGAGATGATACTTTTGTAAAGTCTTCTTTTGAATACTGGAATTGAAATAGCTCTGAAGATTTATCGAATGCTCGAGTAACTTGATCTTCTGTCATTGAAGTGAAACCTAATGAAATATCTTGACAATGAATTTCAATCTTTAGTTTTTGATCACGAAGAATCATTTTATCAGCATAGAAAACCCCTTCGTCTTCGTCTTTGAAGATTGATATTTCCATTTGTAAATGATGTGGATCGAAGTGTCCTATACAATTTGCTAATCTAGATCCTGAAAAGAATGATAGCTTAATTGTTTCTTCTATTGGGCTTTCAAATGTAAAAACATCTGAAGTCGGCATAGAAAACGATTTAACAACATCTTTAGTTGGTGTATAGACAGATGACCATACTTGATCTTTGTTGATATTAATGTATAACGACGTATCCATTAACAACATTTTTCGAATCAGTCCATTAAGATGGGCAACTGATACTTTTGTTACTTTTACTTTCATTTTTATTTTTATATGTTTATTTTGTTTCCATAATCCATCCTTCACTTTGAAGTGATCTTAACCAAGATTCTAGGTCTTTTTTTATTACACAATGTGAATGGGCTGTTTTGTTTGTTTTCTTTTCGATGTATCGGATTTCAAAAAACCATCCATCGGCATCCATAGATTTATCTACGAAGACTTCTATTGTTTGTCTAGCTTTTGGTTTAGTTAATACGTATACAGGATTTTCCATATTTATTTTATGTAAAAAACAAAAGGGAGATTTGCATCTCCCTTCATTTGTTAATTAGTTTTTTATCCATCACACGATAAACAGCTTTCATCAAGAGCTTTAATAGCTATATCTCCTCGAAGAACTGATTCAGTTCGCATATAGTAAAGAGTTTTTATTCCTTGTTTATAAGCTTCCATATGAACTTGATTAATGAATTTAGGTGTAGCTTCAGTTGGGAAAGCAAGATTCAAAGAAACAGATTGATCTATATATTGTTGTCTCAAACCTGCTTGTTTAACTAGTTCTAATTGATTAATTTCTTTGAAAGTTTTGAATACGTCTTTGAATGGAATTAGATCAGCCCTTTCAGAATCTGTCATATCAATAATTTTTTCTGAGTTAACTAAATTGCTATCATTAAAGAACCATCCGTCAAGAAAATCTAGACCTTGAACAGACCCTCCATCTGAAAGTATTTGATCCCAAATTTCTTTGTTGTTTTTCTTTATTTTCTTAAGGGCTCTTTCTAATGTAGGATTTTTACGAATGAAAGTTCCTTTTGCAGTTTGTTCAGTGAATACATTAGCTGCCCATGGTTCGATTCCAGGAGAAACATTTCCACTTAGTTTGGAATTAGAAACTGTTGGAGCAATAGCTCTTAAATGTGAATTTCTCATTCCTGTTCCGATACACCAAAGTGGTTCTCCATATTCTCTTGCCATATCTCTACTTGCTCGTTCAGATTCAAGTTTAAGTTGTGAGAAGATTTTTCTTGTTTCGTATTGAGCAAGAAGACCTTCAAATGGAAGTCCTTTCTCTTGAAGATATGTATGCCAACCAAGAACTCCAAGACCTAAAGCTCGACCTTTTTCTGCAGAACGAACTGAATTAGAAAACCCTGACATATATTTTGCTTTCTGAATAAATTCTTCAAGGACACCATCTAAAAACCACGTAGAAGTATAAATTAGATCTGTATCTTTCCATTCGCTATATTTTGCAAGATTAATAGAACTTAAACAACAAACAAAAGAATGAGATTCGTCCGTATGTAGAGTAATTTCCGAACATATATTAGTCATATAGACTTTTAATCCATTTTTTGAATATGCTTCGGGATTTGATCGATTAACATTTCCTTTGTACATAATATAAGGTTCTCCTGTAGATCTACGTTTACGAAGAACTGCTGACCATTTAGATCTAGATTCTTTATCGCCTAATTCTACCTTTTGCATAAAAGAATCCGATATCACAACACATTGATGAAGATTAAGAGATTGACGATTAACATCACCTTTAGGTTCTCTAATTTCTAACCATTCCCAAAAATCATTATGTTCAATATCCATATTTACTGAAGCAGCACCTCTTCTAACTGAACCTTGACTTGTTGCTAATATAGTTGAATCATATATCTTACAAAAAGGAACAACACCATCTGAAGTTCCATTGTTTTTTATAACTGTTCCTGCAGGTCTTATTTGATTAATTCCAATTCCTACACCACCTCCATGTTTAGCTAGTAACATAAGTTCTAAATTCTTTGTTCCTATATCGAAAATAGAATCTGCAACATCGATACCAAAACACGAAATAGGTAATCCTCTTTCGGTTCCTGTGTTTGATAAAACAGGAGTGGCAAGATTTAACCATCCTTTAAAAACATAATCAAAAAACTTAGAAGCCATTTCTGGTTTTCCTAGTCTTTTAGCTACTGTTGTACAAACTCGCCAATAAGCATCTTTTGGTTTTTCACCTGCTAATAAATAGCCTTTGCTTATAGTTTTTAAGTAAGTTTCTGTGTGGCCCCAAATTGGATAATCTACTCCAACTTCCCAACCTAATGATTCAGCTATTGAATCTGCGTTACCTATCATATTTTTTATTTTTTTATTAATTTACCATAATTCTTCGTCTGACCAATTTTCATCTTCACCTGCTTTGGCATAATCTGTAGGTCTGATTGCAAAGAAGTCAGTATGTGTTACTCCTCCTGTTAGATGATAGAACCATTCAAGTTGATTAGCGGATTCGATATCATATTCGAAAATAGGCGAATATTCTAATTCCGCAAGTTTTTCATTTGCTCTTCTACTGATGAAGTTTTTAACATCTTCGGATTTTAGATTTTCTAAATCACCATCTTCGAAAATTTTATCGATGAAACGATGTTCCATTTCAACCATTAATTTAGAAGCATAAATTACTTCTTTCTGAACACTTTCTCTTAATTCTGGATATTCTTCACATACATGATTGAATAGTTGACATCCCATACGTGAATGTAGAGATTCGTCTCTTACTGACCATTTCATTTGTTGACCGATTCCTTTAAGTAGATTTCTCATTTGAAAGCTATATAAAACAGCAAAAGAAGAATAAAGGGAAACTCCTTCAGCAAAAGCAGAAAAGATAGCTAAAGATTTTGCAACATCTCTTCTTGCTTTTAAGGAGGTTCTTAAATCTTCAGGGGTCCAATCTGCTTCAGTTGAAAGTAGAAATTCAAATTTGTTTGCGATCGTAGGTTCATGCATAAATCCTTTGAAATCTTCTAGACCTAGAGTTTCATTTAGGTATGAATATGCAGTTGCATGTATAGTTTCTTGAGATCCAAATAACATAGCCATTTGCTTAATCTCATGTTTTGGAAACCATTTAGTTACCATCCCTGTCCAATAATCAGAAACAGCACATTCTGTTTGTGCAAATCCAAGTAAGATGTTTCCTACTAGATTTTTCTCAGATGCTGATAAATTTTCTTTCCAATCTTTTACATCACCTTGCATGGATATTTCTGTATGTAACCAAAAAGCTTGCGCTTGTTTTAACCATCCTTCTGTGTAGTATTCTGGATATTCAAAAGGTTTATATTCTATTCTTTCATCAAAAAGTCCCATGTATTTTTTTATTTTTTTACTAATAATCGTTCGATATCTAAATGACGATTCTTGAACTTTTTACGTTTTGTATATAGATCCGTAAGAATTTCTTTTAATACGGAAGTATCTTTGTTATCATAAATAGCACCTGTTACAGAAACGATATAATTTTCGTCGTTTCTATATTTTTCTAATGTTGCAGGATCTTGAGTTTTCGTTATGAATGATTCAGGTGATACGTTATATTGTCTCATTACAGATGGATATAGAGAAGCATAATCATAACATGTTGCAGCTCTGAATATCCCTACCTCTGGTTCTTTTACGTAAGCACCTTCATAAACTCCTCTAACTGAATCTCCTCTTTCGTCTGCTATAACCAATTTTCTATCATAATATCCTTTCCAAAGAAGAGCTTCAGTAAGATTAACAGCTGAAGATGCTCGATATATGGACAAATTACAAAGACAAGACATTGTAAGAATCGCATTAATTGTTTTAAGTTTTTTATGTATTAAACAAACTATCGCAGCATCAATAGCATTGTAAAGTACATATTTGTCATAATCATTTTCGTATAGTTCTTGCAGAGTTCCTTCATATTTTAATTTAGTTACTCCAAGAACAGCATTTCCTACGAAATCTAAAGTGTTATTTTCTTTGATTGCAACTGTTCGGTCCCATCGACGATAAACATCTAAATAATCGATAATTCCTACGTGAGTTGGGATATTATCTTTGCCATAGATTTTCTTAGATGGCGAACATCTAGAAACGTCGATACCTATTTTCTTGCATCTATTATATATGTATTTCCAATCGAATCCAATAAAGTTCCAACCTATCATTAAACTGAAATTTGGTATGAATTTATTTATGAAAGTATACATCATGTTATATTCGTCTTCGAAACAAATATATTTGAAATTCCATTCGCCATATTCTTTTAGATATTCTCGATGTTTGTCGAAGATCATCTTTTCTTGTTCTTTAGAAATAGGTTTCCATCCTAAAACAATAGTTGCATTAGCTTCAGTTGCAATAGCAATAGTTGTGATTCTTTCCCGAGCAATTTCAGGAACAGGGAATGAATCAATGACTTCAGTTTCAATATCTATTGATTGAATTTTGGGAAAGTTAAGAGCTGTTATTTCTGCCTTTTCATCTTCTGGGAGAGTATCGATAAATTCATATATAGAGAATTTATTGAATCGTGGAGAATTTTGTTTCTTTACAGATCTACCATTCCAATTTTTGAATTCTGGATCTCTACGAGGATCTGAATCTGAGCAAACTTTCCAATTTGGACAATTATCTAATCGATAATCTTTAATTTTTATTCTTCCTTCCTTATCGAAATAAGAAATGATTACTTGATTTTCGTTGTTTTCAACTTCTAGGATCATTTATTAAAATTTAGGTATGAATTCTTTATTTATATGACCGCATGATTTACATTGGAATGTCGGTACTGGGATATATGTATCATTTGCAGCACCTGTTAGAAGTCGAGAAGCTTTACGAATAAAAGTAACTTCCTCGAATTTTTCTTCTTTACATAGTTCACATTGAACAGCTGTTGTATCTTTAGGATTTAATCCTTTTGTTTGTAAGTCCATTTTATTTATAGTTTATTTAATTCCCGTTGAACCGAATCCACCTTCACCTCTTTGAGATTCTTCAGGAAATAATTCTTCAAGTGTTTGTACTTCAATAGGATCAACGTAATTTACAGGCACAATAATGAATTGCATTAACTTTTCTCCTGGAATAATGTCTACAAATCCTGGATCAGACGAATAAGCGGTTTCACCAAATGATTCGATAGGTTGATTTATATTTATTATATGTAAATGTAGTTCACCTTGATAATCTTCATCGACTACACAAGCACCAACAATAACACCTTTTTTTGTTGCAACTCCGGATTTATTGAATGCAATAAGAGCATGTCCGTTAGGAACTTTTAACTTAACGCCTGAAGGAATAAGAAGACTTCCGCCGGGTCTTAGATGATAAGATTCACCATTGTTCCATTCGTTAGGAATATAGAAATCAATTCCTGCTGAATGTGGTGTACCTCTTGTAGGAGATTTAACATCTCGAATTTTGATATACTTCATGTTTTTTTATTTTATTATGAACATCCGAGTTGAATAGGATCAATACTAGACAACAAAAGTCCATTTTTGATGGACCTTTGCAAAATATGTTAAGAGTTATTTTATTATGATTTTGCACGTTTCGACAACAAAAAATACAGCCCAAAGAGCAATCCCGATACGCCATAAAAAATTGCATCCGTAATCCAATATGATCCCGTCCACGTCATCACCAGATGGAATAGGGCATCGAACCCAAGAGGGTTGAAGAATGTTGCTAAAACAAGAACAAGAGTTCTTAGTTTTTTTCCTTGATTGTTTCTGTTTCTCAGGGTCACTGTCCATTGTTATAAATTTATTCGGCCGGCAAACCTTATACGGCCGATCTTAGTTCTTCACTACCTTTGATAAAATCTTTGAATCTTACGAAGGAGGATTTCTTCATTTTCTTTGGTTGTCCTTTAGACAACGTATAAGGAATATCACCAGATCCTGTTTCTTGAGTGACATAGTCATTCTGAGTTCCTGGATTTCCTGGCATTGAAGGGGAACCCATTCCACCAACTGAACTAACAGTTGCTGCTGCAGAATTTTCTTTTAGAAAATCTTCGTATGTAGACATGGGTGTATGTTTTCTTTTTGGCATCTTATTAGATGTAATTCTGAGATACCATTGCGTCGATAACTCTTCCGTTAATGGATTTGTATTTTTTAAGATATTGTTTTGCTACACCTCTAAGTTCTTCGCATTGTTTAGATTGACCGAACGGAGAACGTGTATTCGGATGTTCAGATTCAGTATCCCACCACATTACTACTTCGTCATAAAGTGCATCTAGCTCTTTTTCGTTTTTAGCTACTTTTTTACCATAATCTTCTTCGCCAACTGGAGTTCCTTTTTCATATTGTTTCCAATAAGCTACATCGCCTGCTTCGTTAAGTGATTCATTTAAGAATTCTTTGAATGATTTAATTTTCATATCTCGTTTTATTTAATTTGAAATTCTGTATCACCAGAGAATTGAGCTCCAATGAGTTTTATATTTTTTGCTTCAAAACCTTCTGCCTTAAGAATATCTTCAAGAACTTCAGGATATTTAAGAGCAAGACCTACACATTTGAAAACTTCAGAAGATTTTGTATATTCAACAACAGTTCTTAGTTTTTCAGAAACTAACTTCTTAACATCCGAAACCTTAGAATCATCTAAAGCTTCGGTTATTAAGTATTGTTCGTATGTAGGTAGATTTAACATTTTAGTATTCCATGTCGTCTTCTGACATGTTTTTATTTACCCAAGAAATAAGTTTCTTTTCGTCTTTTTTAAGAAATGCTACGTGATCGAATTCTGCATATTCATCTCCATCTACCCAAGTTGCAACGTCTACTTTTATATCTCCAATATGATAAACAATTACTTCACGTGGAAGAGAATTACTCGTAAAAGCTGAGTTAATTTGTCCTCTGTTAACGATGGAAACGTTAGATCCTTCAGGGGATTCATTTTTACGTTTTCCAGTATCAGTGATTCCACCTGTAGCTCTTTTATCAAGGCCTACAGCCAAAGCTTTGCAAAGTTCATATTCACCCTCTTCCATTTCAGAAACAACAGTTTTCATATTTCCTTTTAACAATTTAGCGATAGTTTCATATCCTTTAGTTAAAACTGTAATGTCAATACTATCATCATCTGATTCAGAAAAACCTTTTAATGTATCTTGTAGTAATTCACAAGGAGAAGGATTAACAAACGCCTCATTTAATCTGATATTTTTGAAAAGACCTACACATTCATTGATCGATTGTTTTTGTGTAGTCTTACCAATCATTTCTAGAACACGTTTTCCGTATTTAGAAAGAGTGATAACCTTTTGTCCTCTATTTTCAAAAGACTCAAAATATCTTTGATTTCTACCGAACCATTTTTTATCATCAAAAGTTTTTCCAGAATCCTCATTCATTTTAGATAAGAAATTTTTCATTTCTTCCTCAGTAACAAAACGTTTTCCTACGAAACCAATAACTTTGTTTCTTATTGGTGCTTTTTCATTTACCTTAATTTTTGCGTACTGGCCGTACTGTCTTTTGATTTGGGTTCTACCTTCGTTAAGATTTTTTTCCATTTTAATGTGTTTTTATTTGTTTTTCTATATATCAAAGTTTGATTCCTCGAGAATCATCCGTCTTTTTAGTGAAGAATTCTTCATATGTAGGAAAAGAATTAGATTCACCTACTTTTTTGGTTTCTAAAACTTTATCTTTAATTTTCTTAGCTAGATCTATAGTATCATCAATAAGCATTTGAGTAACAGTTCCGCTAGGTTTTTTCTTCGGTTTAGAGAAAGAACTCATAAGAATTTTGAAGATGTGCTTGTTGATTGTAGATTCTTTAATTAGATCTCTAACTTTTTGATCTTTAATGAATCCTGTATTAAGATCGAATTCAGGAACCGATGCAAAAGAAAGAGGATCTATTTCAATTCCGTTATATTTATAGCCATATTTTTTCATGTATTGTGAAAAGATTTGACAAACAAGTTCTAAATATCTAGCATCTTCTCCTTCTTCTTTAAGACCATATTTTTGAAGTCCTGTTACTTTGATATATTCAACAAGATCAGAAAGAATAATTCCATAAAGATCTTGAGGTTCTCTTTCTTCATCATTAGATCGATTGATTTGTGTAATTACAGGATCTATTACTTTTGAATGGAAAACTTCACTAGTATCATCTGAAATAAATTTGAAGATGATAGAATCGATAGGTTTTTCTATATCGTTTTTAAGAGCTGTAGCTTCAATCTCGGGATTAAGAATTGATATGATATATTTAGTGAATGAATCTGTAGAAAATCTTTTTATTAGCTCATCTTCTTGAGTTCTAAGATATTCTAAGATTCTAGTTTTTTGTGATTTATCTAACTTACCATACCAAATAACAGGAGGTTTTTCTACTCTTAGAAGATCCGATATTCCATTAAGAATTGATACATCATCTATGATTTTACCTGTAGGATTTTTAATATCAGTTAAGACGAGACCGTTTAGAGGAATTTTATCATAAACTATATTAGCAGGTTTTGTATTATGAAAATAACGAAGACCAAATTTGAATCCGATAGGAAGTTTCATCATATCTTCTTTAGGAAGAGATTCAATAAAACGAATAGGTGCTTCATAAAGTGAAGACATCGTTCTATCGATAGATGTTATAGGTCCATCTTTTTTGAAGAATTTAATTCCCTTAGGTCCGTTATATTCGAAGCAAAATCTAGTAGCATTAAGCTTTTCACTAACAACAACAAATCCATCTAGTAGTTTATTAACGAAGGGCATTCCTTCTTTTAGATATACCTGTCTTAGGGATAAAATTTCTGCCATTACTTTCCGTTTTGAGCGTTTTTATAACTTTTCATTGTTTCCAAGAATTCAGTAAGTTGTTCTTCGTCAAGTTCGGAGGGATCTTTAGCACCATATTTAGAAAGATTTTCGTTGAATATCTTTTTGAAATTTTGTGCAGCGGTTTCACGAAGCTTATTTTCCTTAGCCTCTGTTCTTAATTTTGCAAATGTTCTGTATTTAAGCAAAGCCATTTTATTCACTATTTTTACTATATATCTTCTTCAAGTCCATACGTCTTATACTGTAAGGGAAATTCTGATCATCGTATATAGCTTGTCTAACTTCTGAATGTTTATAAAGATAGTTCTTAAATTTACCAGTACAATAATCATCTACAAAGTCGATAATTACCAGCTTCTTCTTATCTGCATGTTTTCTAAGTCCTCTACCAATAGATTGTCTAATAATTACTTCAGATTTGAATGATTCAGTTAAGTAAATAGTGTGTATGTTTTTAACGTTGATTCCAGTAGAGAAGGTTCCAAATGATGCAATCATAATTTTTCCTTCACCTTCTTCTAACATATCTTTCTGATATTCTCTAAGATCTTTATTAACAGAGCCATCGATGTAAAAGATTTTTCTATCAGTTTTTTCTCTAAGCTTATCATATATTTTGTTACCGTATTCAATTCGATAGAAAAGAACCAATGAATTCTTATTGTTCTTTAGAATCATATCTGTAATGAATTCTAATCTTACCTCTGATTGAATAGCATATTGTTGTTCTAGATTAAGAAGTTTCTTTCGATCTTCTTCGGATCTTTGAAATAACATTTTGAATCCATCTTTTACTTCAGGACGAGCATAATCCATTTCGATAACATAAACTTCACAAGGTGTAATATGTCCTTGTTCCATTAAATAATCTGCTCTAATTGAAGTAATCACAGGACCTGTATATGCCATAAGAGTTAATCTATCTAAAGTTCCTGGTTTTGGAATTGTTCCTGATAGACCAAATTTTCTTCCTGCATTTTCACATTTTTCTAAAATCGTTTTAATACTTGCTGATTTAGCTTTGTGAGTTTCATCGACTATTACCGTATCAAATTGATCAAAATAAGTTTTATCTTTCTTTACAAGTGATTGATATGTTCCTATAACTATATTTGATTTTTCTCTAATTACAGATCCAGCAAAAATTTGTTGAATGTCAATTTTCAATTTACACGATTCTTCGTTATATTGATAAAAATCCTCAGTTCCTTGCACTACAAGGTCTACTGTCGGAACAATCATTAAAACCTTTCTAGCTTTTTTAGTTTCTAGAAGATAAGCAATTGTCATATAGGTAATCAAAGTCTTTCCTGCAGAAGTTGCGAGTTCAGCTAAGCAATTTTGATATTTAATGATATTAAAAACTGTATTAACTTGATAATCTCTAGGTTTTCTTTCTTCTACATCTGACCATTTTTCATCAACCCAGGATTGAAATTCTTCTTGATCGATATCTCTATCAAATTTATTTTCAATTCCTTCTATATGAAGTTCAAAATTATATAGCTTACAAATATCTACAACTTCTGACCAAAGACCTGATGGTAGATATCTGTCAGATTTGAAGTATGAGATATAACCGTCCCACCAACCTTTTTTTACTCTCGGATCCCATTTTGCATTAGCTGTTTGTCTTCTAAATGATAAATTGAGTTGATCAATTTCTAATCCAGTTGCTTCAGTTAATGTTAGGATTCTATCATTGTGTGTTAGTGTCCATTTCATTTCTAAAAGTTTTTGTGATGGAATTCTTCTATAGAAATTCTATTTCTAATAGCAAATCCCATTTTATCCACCGTTTCGATACATTGATTAAAAAATAAAATCTGATTATCTAGAAGCTCTGTTTGTCGAGTTCTCATAGACATATCCGAATCGATGAATTGGTTTATTTCACGATAATCCAATCGGACATCATGTTGAGTTTTATAGTATTCGAATCTTAGTTTTCTAAAATTCTGATCGTTTGTTTTCTTTTTATAAACGGCTGATCGATATTTAGCTGCCTTTTCAACAAACATATGTCGATAAGAAAGCATAAATACTTGAGCTTCTGGTATTTGATCTATCTTATTTATTTTTGAAATAAGTTCAGAAAGCTTATGACCATATTCTACACGTTCCTTTTCGAGGGCTTCGTCTATATCGTTTACTTTTCTTTCTTCTTCGGTCATTAGAATAGGGAATTATCTTCTTTTTTATTTCGGCTTTTTAGATCTAAGATAGATCCCTTTTTTACCTTTTTAGTTTTATATTTTATGCTTTCTATTTCGAAAGGATTTGCTTCAACTTTCTTATCGTCTATATCAAAATCGACAATAAGCTTAATGTTTCCTTTCTTAGAAGATTCGAAGAATTTTTCGAGTTCATTTTCCATAGCACTATACGCTTCGGATGTCCAGTGGTTCATGTGTAAAGTATTTATCGAGATTTTTAATTGCTTCGTTTTTGTTTTTCCAACAGTAGATGAATAGATCATTTAGATCTTTAACTTGTTCTCTTACTTTGAAATCTCTAACGAGCTTATTCCACATGAAGACATTTTTTCTTTTTTTAAGTTTTGCTTCCATAACTCTTCTTCCTGCATTATCGTTATCGAAAAGATATCGTATTGTTGTTATATCGTCAAACATTTCAGTAGGTTTGTCTGCACCTGTTATAGCTATTGAATTTGGTTGTAAAAAGGAATCAATAACACCTTCAAATATAGTAACATTCTTAGAGAAATCAGCAGATAGAATACCGAAGTAAAGACTCATAGTATTTAACTTAATTATTTCGTCTTCTGATCGATCTTCGATGCCTCGACCGAAAAGTAGATAGTTTATTTTTTCTATATTGAAACTGACGTATTTAGCTCTGTTTTCTTGAAAGTTTCTAATCTGCCATCCTAGAATTTTAGTTTTATCTGGAGTTAGATTGAGAACATATAGCTGATCTTTCTTTTTATCGTAAAGGAAGTGATCCATTTTGAAATGCATGAATCGAGCTTTAAGATATTTTTCAATAGTCATATCTTCAGAAGGATGTAAGAGTCTTAGTTTTGATTTGACGGTTTCGTAAGGAATACCGAATTCAACAAGATTTTGAAATGTGTTGAGTTCAAGATATTCCTTAGTTACCGTTGATACACGATGTTCACGTATATAATCTAAAAAGAACGTTAATTCATCAGTATTTTGAACAGGACTGTTAAAATCTTTATAGAAATTTACAAGATTAGTGTGCTTTTTACAACCATCATTGAAGCAATGATACATTAGATTTGCCCAATAGATATTAGCACGTTTTTTGTGTTCATTCGTAGAATCCCCACAATAAGGACATGCAAAGTTAAGTCTATCTCTAAAAAATCTTACTTCTCCCTTTACTCCTGAGAATTCTGATTTTATGATATTTTCGACCTTAGCATTAATCTGTAATTTTTTCTGTTCAGTTATTTCCATTATTTTTAATATGTACCGTGTATGTGTAAGGGTTTATTTTCAGCAATAGAAGTTAGATATTCACCATATCCACTTTTTTCATATTTCTTAGCTATAGACTTTAGTTGATTTTCATTAATCCAACCCATTTTATATGCAATCTCTTCGATACATCCAACTTTTTGTCCTTGTCTTTTTTCAATCATATGAATAAATTGCCCTGCTTCCATTAGTGATTCGAAAGTTCCCGTATCTAACCAGGCAGTCCCTCTTTGTAATTGAGCAACATGTAGATTTCCTTCATCTAAATATAACTGATTAATATCAGTTATTTCTAATTCACCTCTTCGTGAAGGTTTTAGATTTTTCGCCATTTCAACAACTTTATTATCGTAAAAATAGAGTCCTGGAATAGCAAAGCTAGATTTTGGTTTTTTAGGTTTTTCTTCGATAGAAACAACTCTATTCATAGTATCGAATTCTACTACACCATAACGTTCCGGATCACTAACGTGATAAGCGAAAACACAAGCCCCTTTAGCTCGTGAAACTCCACGAAATCCATCCCATTCCTTTGTTTTAGTTTTAAGAAGACCTGCTAATCCTGAAGAGTAGAAGATATTATCTCCTAGAATTAAACAAACAGGATCAGATCCTATAAAATCTTCAGCGATAATAAAAGCATCAGCTATTCCTCTTGCTTCGGTTTGTACTTCATATTCAAATTTACATCCTAATTCAGATCCATCTCCTAGAAGTTTTTTCATTGAATGAACGTCTTCTGGATTTGTAATAATCATAATCTCTTTGATTCCGGCAAGCATCAAAATAGAGATAGGGTAATATATCATTGGTTTGTCATAAACAGGCAAAAGCTGTTTTACTTGAGTTATAGTGATAGGGAGTAATCTAGTTCCTTTACCACCGGCTAATACGATTCCTTTCATAGTTTTTGAATAAAAAAAGGACACCTCGATAGAGATGTCCTTTTGATTAAATTTGATTTATTTAATATCGAATTCTTGTAACCAAGATTCAATATCTGAGTCATTTGAATTACCGGCATCTTTCGAGGCGGAATTAATAGATGGTGTTTCTTTAACAATCTGAGTTTCAGTAGTTCCTGCCATAGGAGGAGTAACCGATTTAACAGGAGTTGGAGAAGAAACAGCTTGATAAGCAGCACCTGGATTAGATCCTGTAAGTTCTGCGATGTAATTGAATACCTTTTCACGAAGTTCATTAGTCCATGGTTTAAATTCTTGATCTTCTAAAGCAGAAGCACCTGTATAAATTCCCATGATCATTTTACGACATTCTTCGTTGTTTTCCATTTGAGCACCATTAAGTTTAACAGCTGCTGGAGTATTTCCGAATTTACATTCATCATAATTCCAATATCCACCTTTCATGGTTACTTTTAATTGGAAGTCTTTTCCTTGAAAGAAGTCGAAGATGTTTGTTGGTTCGATTCCCATTTCGATATCTTCAGCAGATGGTTGAATTTGAGCATCGATAAGTTTCTTAACGGCTCTAGGGAAACGGAATAATTGAACTGTGTTTTCCAATTCAGGACGTTGTGGATCCTTTACAATCAAAACATATGAGTAGTAATACTCTTTACGTTTAATTTTTTCAGCTTGTTTCTTTTCGAATGCTGATTCAGATTTGTAAAGTTTCCAGAAAGTATCTTGGATAACTGATTTTTCACCTGGAACAGATGAAGGACAATCTGCGTAGAATCCACTACCTTCGGCATTTTCTAACCAATAGGAGTATTTTCTTACGATAGATTTTTTAGGATTATTAAGATTCGGAATGAATCTAATAACTGCTCTATAAATAGAGTCTTTTGAATTTTTTGGATCTGTTTTATAGATGTCAGTTCCACTTGTTTGTTTTTCCTCGGATTTGAAATTGTCGAGGCTCAAATTAAAAATGTCTAAATTTTCCATTTTGCTTTACTTTTTTATTTACGTTATTATTTATATGAACTTACAGTTAAGAGATTCACTTACAATTACTTACTACTCCGGATTAATGTTCGTTGTAGGATTATCACTTACTTTGGGTACCTTACTTACTTTTTATTTACTAATTAGATATTATATGTATCTATATTGATTAGAGTTTCTTCTCCTCTAACTTATTTTTTCATATTTATAATCACCTTTACGTATTAGAGACCAAAATCTCGTTCCAAAAGTTCCTTCCTCTACGGCATCCTTTCCAAAAAGTTTTCTAGCTCCTTTCGCTATACCACCTCCAATTTTTTGAAGGAGGTTCTTTTCTAAAGAAAGTTCTCTCCAAACGGATTTAGGAACTTCACTATATTTATATTTTGATCCGTCGTGAAATTCTATTTCTAAAACTTCAGTATCTGAATCATATTCCATAGAAACCAAATGTGAAGATTTAACTTCTTTCTCCCATTTTTTTTCGGTAATTAGATACTCATCGTATGTAGGTAGATTTTTCATCGAAGTATGCCGTAAATTCTCTTGGTTATTCTTTTATTGGCCTTGGATAGTAATCTCGTGTAATACCCATCTTTCTGCATTTCTGGTTTTTTATCAGCTCCAACTATATCTTTAATGGCCTTTTCATCGGTTACTACTGGAGCTTTTGAGGATGATAAAAGTTCTTCCATTCTTAATGAAGCCTCAATGTACCAACCTCGAGTATTAACCAATTCTAGAATCTTCTTTACCATATCCCTTTTAGCTTCTTTTATTCCATTGGTACCTAGCAAAGCAATTTTGTTACCGTAAGGAGTTTCTTTGTAAATGATAAATGCATCTGGTAATTTATCTCGATCAACATCTTTTAGAAAAGTGGCTTTATATTTAGAACGAATTTCACGATAATCAGATGCAGAAAAATCCATGCCTGCTTGAGAATAGGTATCAGAATACATCTTCCATATTAATTCCATTCCCTCATCGTCTACTTTATTCAAATCGAAATCTACCCATTTCATAGATGGCATTTTGAATTCTAATAAGAATTCGTCATATTTTAAGAATTGATTCATACGTATCCGAATTGATTTATTTTTTCAAATAGCTCGTCTGTGGTATGTCCACATTTAGCATTTTTCTTCTTATTTTCCTTGGCCTTTAACATTTGAAGATTGCAAGGATGTGCTATAAAAAAGGGATTTATTTGATCTTTGAATGCTTGAGATATCGAATAGATATGATCTAAATGATTAGCTTTCCAAGATCTTTTCAAATTTTTTGGATTGATTTGTGACTTAAATATATCATAATTCTTCTCAGTTAGTGCTCTAACGAAGATAAAATAATCTTCCTTGGTTTCAAGTAGATCATCGTAGTTATCTCTATAACTTTCAAAATTGATTAGATTCGGATTTAGCATATTAAGCAGTTGCTCCTGTTCCTCCTATGCCAGTAACTGTAGTAATATCATCATTAAGTAGGAGAAGTTGAATCATTTGTAATCTAGCTTCTTCTTCCCTCTGACGTCGTTTTTTAGCATTTTGTTGATATAACCATTCAGGTGTAGGCATAATTTCTTATTTTTTTCCAGTTGTTCTATTCTTTTCAATCCAGGCTTTAAATACCTTAATAGCATCTCGCATTTCTGGTGTTTGATGTTGATGTTTTTCAGCTCTATTCAACATGGTTGTAGCAACTGACATTGCCCACATATGTTCTCCTTTTTTCTCTAGTCCATCTAACTGTTTACAAGTAGATTCGGCTTTTGCAGCATTTGCATATCCAGTTCCTTTTAGAGCATACTTACCTCCTCCTGTATAAAGTCCATCTTCTTTAGGATCACCTGGAGCTCTCTTATGTCCTTGTCCTTTATCCCCTTCGTTGATAAATTCGTCAAAATCCATTATGTTTTTCATAGTCAATTTTTTTTATATTTTATTTATCTCAAGTTGAATTTTGAAACTCACTCCATCTAGAATACATATAACCATTAATGGTTGTTTAAGTAAAAGGATAACAGTTACGACAAGGATCCACTTCAGTTAGTTATTCCACCTCAATAAGAGTTAGTGCTATGGCATCCACTAAGTCATCTAAAGGCTTAGGTATATTGAATTCCCCTTCTATTACGATATTTAATTTTTCTATTTCATTTCTAAGCTTACTATCGGATTTTTCCATAAAGGATCTGAGCATATCACATTTAGAAGCATTACCGTTTCCTGTGTAAGCTTTCTTTATTGACTTAGGGGAGATAACTCGGATTATATGTCCAAACTTCTGAATGAGCTTGACCTTTAAGAATGTGTTAAATGTAATCATATCAATGAAAGAATTTCCCTTAGATCCAAACGAAAATCCTTCAATTCTGATCTCTGTAGGAACGATTCCTGTGTAATTGAATATCTCTATAATCTCATTAGATAGTGCATCAGCGTTCCTCAATTTGATCGCCTGATCTTCTATAGCATCTTTAATAAGATTATCTTTATTATATGAAGTAATTGTAACAGTTTTTGATTCGTGAAGAATCTTATGTAATTGAAATCCTTTTAGCTTTGGATTGTAATTCGGAACGAATGAAAAAAGTAGAAATTTATCTTTCGTCGTCTTAATCGCTACCGCTGTTGAATTTATTGAAAAATCTATACCAATAATCATATTAGAATCTTTTGCCGATTGCAGCACCTAAAGCAGCACCAACAAGTCGACTAGTTAATAAGTCAAAAACAACTCCTCTTTCTATTCCTAGAACATTTGCAATAATTTTACCAACAGAAGATCCGAGAGCAAATCCAGTAAGTCCTCCAATAACGGAACCTAAGAAACCTTCGTTTGTTAGTTCTTCATTAAATTCTTTAAGTCCTTTACTTTTTTCTAAGTATTCTTCACAGAATTTTTTTACTGCTTCATCTACTTTTTTTTCTTCATCTTCGGTCAGCTCAGACTTCAGATTTTCATTCATCATCCATATCTCAATGTCTGAGAATGTTCCTGATTCGATTAAGTATTCTTTAAATGTTTTCATAGTATATGTATCTTATACAACAGGGAAATCCATTTTCATTTCATTGAAAGCAAAAGTAGCTTCAAAAGTTCTAAATTCTGGTGACATATCTGAGTAAGAAAGAGTAAATTGATTTAATCCTGTAAATAGACAATCGTGAAATTGTACTGAATACATTCTTACACCTTCAGTATCAAATATATGAAGTGGAATATCCATCGTATATGGTTGAGTTGTTTGGAAATCATACCAATAGAAGAATGTTTCTAGCATTATCCAATAATTAACATTTCCGTCTAGTAATTGAAAAGTTATAGTAAAAGTTCGATCGATAAGCATCTCATGTGAAAGTGCTTGTCTCCATTTTCTAGTAGTTCCTTTTGCTTGTGGTGCATTTCCAGGTTTAACTTGTTCTATCGGTTCGTAATTAAAATTAGGAATCGAAATCGATTGTATAGACCAATTTATTACATCTGAAACATCGGTAACAGGAGTAGGCATTCTAAACAAATAAGGCGTATAACGGTCTTTTACTTCCTTTGGAATAAAAACTCTAGGAAGTTCTATTTTGAATAAGTCGTTTCTACTTTGTAAGATCATTGTGTCTCGTTAGGTTTTTGACTCGAAGCCGGTGTACTCTTTATGTTAGCTAAAGCTTTTCGGATTAGCTTATTTCCGACAGATGTATTAGATTCAGTTGCTGTCGGAGTTGATGTAACATCATTAGCTACATTTTGTAATCCATTAATCTGTGAAATTGCTTGTAATGTAGCATTCATAGTTGAAGTAAGTGAAGATATTTGTCCGTTTAATTGTTCTATAGTAGAATTCATTGAATTGATCTGTTGATCTTTCTGTTCTATCATAGAATTAGTTTGTGAAATTACATCTTCAACCGTTGTTGTTGCAGTTACAGGAGTTAATACAGGTTGATTAGCTGCTGATTGTAACTGTTGATTTGTCGAATTCAAAGAATCGATAGTTGTTTTTTGTTGATCTACGACTGAATTTACTCCTTGTAATTGAGATGTTAAAGTTACTACTTGAGTTTCTAAATCTGCAATCTTACTATTCTTTTGAATATCTTGAAATTCTGATGTTGAGAAGAAATCTCCTGCATAAAGGAATGTTCTATCTTTTTGATCATTTTCTATAAAGATTCTAAATGATCTATTTGCTAAAGCTAAAACTCTACGAGTATCATTCTCGGAAAGACGGAAAATTACTTCTCCACCTCCCTTAGATGTATATTGATTAGGGAATTCTATAAATTCTAAATTTTCACCTTGAGACGAATCAAAAACAATATACAAATCTCCAAGACCTGCGAGATTCATTCTCGTATTTTGTCCATTTTCTTTTTGAAATAAAGTAAATTTCAAGAAAGCTACAGATTCTGGTATAAGAACTCTGCCTAATCCATTGCTATAAATTTGTTGATTTGATGTTCCTGTATTTTGTAAAGTAGTATCACCTGAAGAAGATGGATTTACCGTTTCAGTTGTTATAGAAATTTCAGAATTCGTAGAGAATGATGTAACATATTTTGTACTATTCAAAACCGGTTCAGTTATTCTATTGATTTGAATATCCTTAATAACATTCTGGTTGTATATTTTAGTTTGTATTGGATTTGTTCCTAAAGCAATAGACTTAAGTTTTCTACCATATTTAGCTGCTGATTGTGAAATCATCGAGGAAGTTTTCCAAACTTGTGAATTATCTTGTCTGTTGTATAAACGAACAACATAATCTATTTTATACGCTATAGCCGAATTATTTTTTATAATTGGTCGATAAAAATTAGGTTTGTCATATTCATCAATCTGAGAAATTTGAAGATCATCTGTTTTAATCCAAGAATAAGTCGAAGATGTATTATCATAAACATATTCTGATATTACCAAATCGTGAAGAAGAATGAAATCATATCCACTATTATTCAAATCTAGAATGTAATTCTCTATAATGGATCCATTATAAGTTGCATAAAATTCTATATAATCGCCATCTGACGATTCTTCAATAAATGCAGAAATCGAAGAGAATTGATCCCTGACGGGTAGATCTATGGCTTTTGTGTCATATATATTTAAGTATTCTTGTCCGTCATTAATTTCACGATCACTAACCCATCCGAAATAAACAGAGATAAGTTGACTACGCATTATTCCATTGAAATTAGTGATTCTTTCAACTACAGTATCTCCAGAAAGAACACCTAACCAATAATCATAAATAAGATTGTAAAGAGAAAGAACTCTTAGCTCAACATAAGAACTATAAACTTTACCACTAAAGAAGAAAGGATTTGGATTTATAATCTCAAAAGAAGAATCTTCCTTATTATATGAATAATTTGCTAGAACTAAATTAGTATCATCTTTCTTTTTACATTTGATTGAAAGAACTAGACCGAAATTATCTTCAAAATTGAATCCTTGAACAAGATGTAATCTGATTGTATCATATACAGGAGCTTGTGGATTTGTAAATGTTATAGGTAAACTGGGTGTAGATGTAAGAAGCGGATCGTAATCATTATAGAATACAAGCTTATTTATATCTAATGATGCACCTTTATAAGGTAGAATTGCAGCGAAAGCTCGATTTCTAACATTAGCAGTTCCTATAGGAAGACCATCTTGAATAATCTCAGAAGAATCTGCATTCAAAATTTGATCTTCATTAGAATGTCCATTACTCATTTTCCAAATAGGAGCTGTTGAAGTAGATATTCTAAATTCATTACCAGGATCGTTAATTACATCCTGATCTGAGTATATGTACTCCATCAAAACCGATGAAGAAACCTGTATGTATTTAGATGATGTTGCCATTATTTTTTAAAGTTCCATTGAATTATGTTGTATTGAAGACCAATTCCTAGTTGAACTCCCATACCGATTTTTGCGTTAAAGGGATCTACGTAAGGACCAAATCCTCCATAAATACCCAAAGCCCATCTTTTGGGTGGGAAGTATTTTTTCAGAACTTCTGATTTTTTAGGATCTATTAGAGCTCCATCCATTGAACTAACACTAAATCCAGGATAATCAGATTTAACAAAAATTTCAAGAAGTCCATCTTTATTTTCTGTTAGTCCAGTAGTAATTGCCATACTGAATTCATCGTCTGTTATATGCACAGGAGTAGAAGTTAGATTCATAGAAGTATCGACCGTAATATCAAGTTTCCCTGAAAGTTTTCTACTATTTCCTTTACCGAAATCTTTGTCGTAGCTCCATTTAAGTTCTCTAGAAACTGATCCATCTTGATGATAGATTGGTGTACTAATATAAACAGGAATCTCTATCGTATCATGTTTAACAACTATTTTTGTTTTTATGATAACGATTGGATTGTCTTTTAGGTATTTAACTTCATCTGAAAGACCTTTATTTAGGTTTTTAAGATTTCCATTTTCTGAGATCAAAGCTCCCTTTTCATAAACAAGAGTTCCTGTTTTCGTCTTATATGCTCTTATTGAATCATTAAGAGCAAAAACGTTTTGACGTAAAGTGTTTACATCTCCATCCGAAGGAGAACATCTACGCATAAGAAGAATAACTATAATTGCAATAACTATAGTCAAATTTCTTTGATGTTTTGGATCTTTGATCCATTCTTTGAATTGAATTAAAAATTTTGTCATATTTATATTATTTTCCAAATCTTAATGATTTTGCACTATAAGATAGAGTTCCCGTAGTTTGAAATGCTATTCTTTTATATCTGACAATAGAAGATAATCCACTAGGTAAAACAAAACTATAAGAAGCATTAGCTGCTGTTTTTCTTCCCTGTGCAGGACTTAAAAAATCATAAGCAAGTACAGCGTGATATATTGTATTTACTCCAATAAGAACTTCCATTACCATAGATCCTTGTATTATTCCTCCACCAGAATCATCATCTCTACTAAAATAAATTATTCTATCTTTATCATCCGAGGCTATATTAATAACATTTTGATATGAAGCGTCAATAATTGTAGTAGGAGTGAGAACGGAGATTGTAAATGATCCTTCAGTTACAAGTGTATCATTCATCATTTGAATTCCTCCATCTGGATTTAGTCGCATACGTTCTGATGTCGTAGAAGAATTATCAGTAGTTCTAAAAGAAAGTCCTAATCGAGAATTACTGGATCCTTGATATGCTCTTATTTCGGATTCATAAGTGTCGTCATCTGAATTAAATCTCAGACCGTTTGCGAGAACGTTATTATTAGACGAAGAGCTTCTTATTCTTAAAGATCCTAGAAGATCTATTTTAGAAGACGAAGGGGTTATACTACCAAAAGCCCAATTTCCATTTTCATTCATTATGGCTTTTTGTTCGTATGTTCTTAAATTAGAAGACGCAATTCCACCCGTTCCTAATCCCCAAAACCCAATACTCGAATTACCGGATCCTCTAGATTGTCCCATATACAAATTAAGGATTCCGCCATTTGCATCGACCGTTACTCCTGATTGACCACCTCTTACATCCAAATCAAATCCATCCCCTGTATTAGCACCACTTACACCTATAATTTTATTTGCATTTCCTTGAAATTCTAAATTAAAAGTTGCATTTCCTTGAGAACCAACTGATATATTTCCTGAATTCGAAATTCTCATTCTTTCAACTGTAGCAATTGTATTAATAGGAGTAGTCGAGAATCTTAGATCTGATGGATTAGAAGTTGCTGTCCATGTACCTGAAGAATAAGAAAGAATTTGCGATCCACCGTTGTATCCAGAAGTCCAAGTAGTTCCATTATAACCACCAAAGCTTAATCCACCTAAAGCATATGCATTAGGTGTAGCAGCTGAAAGATTTGATCTTTGTAATAGGATATTATTTTGTGTTCCGATTGTTGTATTTCTTGATCTAATTAAAATAGAATTTTCTTCGTCTCCTTGTATATGAATTCTATATTCAGGAACGTTTTGGTGTGCTGATGGACCTATACTTATGAATCCATTCGGTTGTATTCTCATCGATTCAACTGAAGATCCAGCATTAGAACTAAAGAAAGAAAGACCCATGTTATTTGCAGGAGTACTAGTATAAGATTTTATTCCTGAATAAAATGAAGTATTATTGTTAAATTGAATTCCATATCCATTAGAATAATTAAGAATCGTAGTTGTATTTACTATAATTCCTCCATCTTTAACTTCTAAACGATCATTAGGTGTTGTTGTTCCTATTCCAAAATTACCATTTGTTTGTAATGTCATCAAATCAGTATAAGTTCCGGCTACATTCTTAGCAAATGCTAAATTCCAACTTGATCCATCAGAACCAAAAGCTATCCTTGAACTTATTGGAGATCCTATAGAATTTATAAATTCTATGGAATTTGATGTACCATAAATTCCTGCTCTTAATCCCATAGAGGAACCTACTACATCTAATGTATTCGAAGGGGAAGAAGTTCCTATTCCTACTCTTGAATTTACTGTATCAATTCTAGCTATTTCTGAACCTAAAGAATTACTAAAACGAATATGTCCACTTAGATGATTAGCTACTAAATTTATGTAACTGCCTGAAGTTGTTGAATTTATTTGTAGAGCGCCTGTTCCTGTTTGATCTATAGTCGCTACTCCATTAACTCCATTAACTCTTCCTATCGAAAAAGTAGAAGTTGTCGGTGTAGAACCGTTAGTATAAAGATTTAAAGAAGCAGATCCATCCGAAGTTCTTGCATATCCTATATGTATAGTATTTGCAAGGCCATTCAAAGCTCCTACATAAATATCTCCTCTAGAACGCATTATTCCTGAATTATCTAAAGTTGAATTACTATCAAATGTAGGAATTGATGAATATCCAATTGCAGCCTTTTCTCTAAACATAGTAGAGGTAGCACCTATTGTAATTTGATTAGAAGTAAAATCTTTAATTAAAGTTCTATTCGATCTAAGAATAAGATCCGGTGTTTTCCCTGCAGCTAGAGCAGCAAAGTTATTATCTCCTGCTTGAATCTCTAGGTTTATAGTTCCTGTTCTCATTCGGAATTGATGCGAGTATTGACCAGCTGTATTAGTATAAGCAAATCCTGCAGTAAAGAAGTTAAGAGCATCGGTTACTTCAGTAGAAACTCCTTCATAATTAGATTGAGTAGCACCAATTGCACTCGTAGCTCCATATGCACCTATAGTTAAACCTCCTAGACCAGTTGAATCTATTGCAGTTTGTATTATAACTTGTTTCGGTATAAGTCTTTGAATGTTACCTGGAATAGTAACATCATAAACACCGAAGTTATTTAATTTTGAATATGCCCAACCACCATCTCCTAGGAAAAATGAATTCTTATTGATGTTAACTGGAATAATAAAATCTACTCCACCTGAAGCAACAGTGGTAGCACCACCAGAACCGGGAGTATAATTTGTAGGTCCTACTGGAGGAATCGA